GGGATTGGTTGAAATGAAATCTGACCCGGTTGTGTTCTGGTTTGAAAAATATCAAGAAGGGGCTACGGCATGACCACTTTTACCAATAGCAAACTAACAGACGAATACGTTTCAAATGCAACGTTGATTCGGCTCATTCTGTGGGCTGACCAGCACAATAGTCATTATGTTGCAGCGGCTCTGCGCGAGCTACAGGAGCGCCGCAAGGCTGATAGTGTGTCTGTAGAAATCAACGACGACATGGCTTACGCATTCCATCACGCATTGTCAGATTCATCGCTAGGCGCTGATGAAGTAGAGGAAATTAAGGCCGGTTTGCGTGCAGCCTTTGCCAATGTTGCCGTCCAGCCTGCGCTGATAGTGCCGGCTGAAATCGAGCCAGACGATAGCAATACGTTTGATTATGTTGATGGCTGGAACGCCTGCCGCGCCGCCATGCTTCAGAGTCAGAGGGAAGGCAACCCTCATGTAACCTCGGCTCGCCTGCCTGGTGGTTTCACTATTGAGGATGCGAAGGAGTTACATGAAGACCTGGTACGCAGCCACATAAGCCAGGCTTTAAGTGGCGAGAAGATGAAAAAGAAAGATCGTGATGCTGATTTGCGCTGGATTCATGGCGTTATAGTACAGGCAGCGTGGTTTGTGAAAGCTTCACTGGATGCGTTGCCTGAACCGCTGCGGGAGGAGAAGGGAGGAAGTGCCAACTGTACTGCCAGTCATGGAACAACCGACAATCCACCAGTACCAGGCAAACAGACTGACGAATTAACCATGCTGGTTAAGCAATTGGTCAGTCAACTGAAGAAAGTGAAGCCGGACTGTAAATTGCCGGATAAGGCGATGGACTACCTGAAGCGGAACGAACTGATAAGTGCAGAGGATGTTTTGCGATGACCTGGTCTGAAGCGTTCACAACGGTAGGAATTGCAATGGCGGTGGCGCTGGTGGTGTATTCGATTTGCCGTTGGGGATAACAAACAAAAACCCCGGATTGATGGTCCGGGGTTTTTGAAGGAAACAAAACAGAAACAACAATTGCCGTTATCTGTTGTTACCATGGCAAGTAAACGTATCTCAGGCGAGCGCATTGCGCCGTTCTGACGCAGATAAATTAGCCTGGATAGAAGGTGCTGGCAATAAAAAATAGCGTTTTCTTATCGGTGTCGGTAAGATTGCTGCGGGTGCTTGAGGCTGTCTGCCTCGGGCATGCCACTGTAAGGCAGGCAGAGAAAAGCCCCAGTTAACATTACGCGTCCGGCAAGACGCTTAACATTAATCTGAGGCTCCCTATGCATGACAACATCAGGTTAGCCTCTTACGTGCCGAAAGGCAAGGAGAAGCAGGCTATGAAGCAGCAAAAGGCGATGTTAATCGCCCTGATCGTCATCTGTTTAACCGTCATAGTGACGGCACTGGTAACGAGGAAAGACCTCTGCGAGGTACGAATCCGAACCGGCCAGACGGAGGTCGCTGTCTTCGTGGACTACGTATCTGAGAAGTAAGAGTGACCAGGCGGGAGAGTAATCTCCCGCCACCTCTGATGTGTTGGCATCCTCAACGCACCCGCACTTAACCCGCTTCGGCGGGTTTTTTCACGTACTGTGGTTGTGAATACGATTGGTATTAGGCTATGCTAACAACATTAGCCTGACTAATTTTGTATTGACTTAATTTTTGTTAAAGAACAGGACAGAGAAGTAAGGGTACACCAATGAGCTACGCACTAAAAAAACACCCGCGATTGACTATTCCCCCTCGCGATAAAAGCGTTGTGGCAGCTCCGCGCCCGGCTATCGATGAAAATTGCACTCATCGTGAGCAGGTGAAAAATGCTTTCGATTTCGGTTTTTCTCGTTACGAGAAGGCAATGGAAGATCTTTCAAAAGTGTAATGATGGGTATTGTGCTCTATGGCTGAGATTGTTGAAGGAGTGCACTACCTTTCGGTTGATGATCTTACTGAAATTAATCGCCTTTTAATTGAGCTTCAAACACCAGATGAACCTGTTGGTGTGCTGAGTGTTGATAATTTAAGCTCTTCTCAGTCTCGTCCCAGTATGGTTCGATGGTATGAGCAAACCAACGACATGTTTGTACTGGCATCGGTATTGATTGAAAGTCTGATTCAGAATCATCCATTTGCCAATGCAAACAAGCGCACAGCAATGATGGCTGGTGCGGTTTTTTTATTGTTAAATGGATACGAATTAACCGCACCAGGCGATGAAGTTGTGGAGATGGCTGAGGGGCTGGCCTGTAAAATTTATACACGAGAAGAGCTTGAAAATTGGTTGTGTTATTGGTCTCGTGCGTATGACAGTCGGGAATTATGTAAAACAGGCGCAACTATTGTTTTGTATGAAACTATCAAGCTTAAAATAGAACAGCAAAACTAAAGATGCTTCTAATGAAAACCCGCTTCGGCGGGTTTTTTGTTGTTTATTTTCGGTGAGCATGATGCATCTGGTTGTACTGATGTGGCTGGCTGATTCTGTTATTCAGGTGGCTTATTGCTGTTGATCGGTATGTCTTCACGGCTAGAATCGAGGCTCTTAAGTAGCGCGCAGGGAGAAGAGGGATGGACCCCGAAGGGGAAGAGCTATTTATCTGGAAGGATTCTGAAGATGAAAATCGAAGAATTGCGTGAAATTTTTAGTGAAAATGGCCTCTATGCTGTGCGCGTTGAGAATGGGAAAGTTGTCTACACAACGTTAATCCCTGATGATCATGTAATTTTATCTATCGAGGCATTCATTGAATACCTTGAAAGGCTCGGTTTCAAGGTGGTTCGCGAATGAGTTATAATTCGTAAGCCAGCCTGAACAACTGGCAACCTACAGCGCCATTGGAGACAGCAATGGCGCATATACAACTGGTCAAACAAACCTCTTCCGGATTACTTCTCCCGGCGACGCCGGAGAGTTGTGATTTTCTGCATCAAATCAAAATAGGCGAGTGGATACACGCTGATTTTAAGCGCGTTCGTAACTACGCATTCCATAAGCGTTTTTTCAAACTTCTGCAACTCGGATTCGATTACTGGACTCCGGTCGGTGGGGCGATCACTCCTCGCGAACGAAAACTGGTGTCCGGTTTCGTTGATTATCTGTGCGAATCAGTAGGCCGGGAACATACGCCAGCTCTGAGCGAAGCCGCAGAGCAATATCTGAATACAGTTGCGACACGCAGAACCCGGGATACGGCATTGCTAAAGTCGTTTGACGCTTTCCGCGAGTGGGTAACCATTCAGGCAGGATTTTACACCGAGCATATTTATCCTGATGGTAGTCGTGGGCGCAGGGCAAAATCTATCGCATTTGCGAACATGGACGAAACCGAGTTTCAGCAGGTTTATAAATCTGTACTGAATGTGCTGTGGAACTGGATCCTGTTCCGTAAATTTTCCTCTCCGGAGGAAGTCGAAAATGTGGCCGCACAGTTACTGGAGTTTGCGTAATGGTGGATTTACGTAAAGCGGCGCGGGGGCAGATGTGCACCGTCAGAATTCCTGGCTACTGCAATCACAATCCCGAAACATCTGTGCTGGCGCATTACAGGCTGGCGGGGACGTGCGGAACAGCGACAAAACCACACGATATGCAGGCAGCGATTGCCTGCAGCTCATGCCACGATTTAATCGACGGGCGGGTAAAAACCAGCGATTACACCAAAGAAGAATTACGCCTGATGCATGCAGAAGGTGTTTTTCGTACGCAAGAAATCTGGAGAAAGGAAGGTTATTTATGATTTACCCAACAAATACAGGCAAAAGCGGGGAACACCTTCGTCTCACCACGCTGGAAAGTGTCTGGATTCAGGGAAAACTGCGCATGTGGGGGCGCTGGTCGTATATTGGCGGCGGTAAGACGGGAAATATGTTCAACCAGTTGCTGACCTCTAAAAAGCTGACAAAAACGGCAATTAACGAGGCGCTCCGGAGGATGAAAAAAGCAGGTCTGGACAAACCTGAACTTGAGGCTTTTTTGCGGGATATGATCAACGGCAAGCAAAAAAGCTGGCTGGTGCATTGTACTGATGCAGAGGCGTTATGCATTGATCGTGTGATTAGTGAAGTGCTGGCAGAACACCCAGGATTGATTTGTATCCTCCGGCAACGATATGAAGGGAGGGGGATGACTAAGCGCAAAATGGCTGAATTGCTGAATGATGCACATCCTGAGTGGTGTTTTAGCACATGCGAAAAGCGAATTGCTAATTGGTTGGCTGTTGCTGAGTATGCCCTATATATTCCCATGCGAGAATCATTTGCTCAAAAAATAGTTTGATTTTTTACGCATAAACTGCTTCAATTCCGGTATGCTTCGCAAAGCTGTATCGCGAGGCGAGTCAAGCGCATGAACTTTACCAGAACCCGCCATTGAGCGGGTTTTGTTGTTTCTGTGGTGTGATATCAGAAACGACATTTAATCATCGCCTTCAAAATAAATTTATTTATATGTTGTTGTATATATTTTAAGTGAAAGTGAATTATTCACATAAAATAAAAACATATAAATAATTTACATAACTTGACGCAAAGTGTTGTTGCGATTGGAATATTAAATCGTATCATCGAAAACGGTTCTGAGGGGGAACTCTTCTTTGCTCGGTGATATCGCTCCCCTGAAGAACCAATGCCGACTTAGCTCAGTAGGTAGAGCAACTGACTTGTAATCAGTAGGTCACCAGTTCGATTCCGGTAGTCGGCACCATATGCGGGTATCGTATAATGGCTATTACCTCAGCCTTCCAAGCTGATGATGCGGGTTCGATTCCCGCTACCCGCTCCAGAGAAACAAGCCTTATTGTATCGTGGCACTGGCGTATTTTTTATTACGTGGGGTGGGTTGTTTTAAAAAGACAATCCGTTCTCTGACTATGATTGGAGGTCGGTTGTAGTCACAGTGCTAATTTTTTTACGGCAGCAGAATGGTGCATTATCGGTGGAGATTTTGTATTTCCTGGCAGGGTCGGTGATGCATCATTCTGGTGTTGTAAAAGCACCGCAGAGGTGTTCCTCAGTGCGAGGGTGGTTTAGATAGTGGTTTAGCGGGGAATCACAATATCTGTTGTAGGGATGGATATTTCGGGAGGCACCCGATACCTCGATTCTTATTACAATAAAATGATTTATCTCATGCATTGACCAACCGCCATATCTGGCGGTTTTTTTTATTCCTTCCTCAGGACAAAAAAAGACACGAGCATCCTGGAATACTCGTGGGACAAAGTCCTTTAGATAGCAATTTGCGAGAGGGTGAAAAAGTAGCGCGGTCGTCGGATTAAGACCGCGGGACAAAGTCCATGAAGTTTGACTTAATTACATTCTCCTTCCGGAGCACATGAATACTACTAATAAAAAGATATTGTTTAAACATATAAATTAATCTTAATTTCTGGTAACCCTTATTTATCCGCTTAACTTTTTATTCATTCCATCAGACAACGTCACACAAAAGGCATTTTCGGGTGCTTTTGATGGGATGTTGTCAATTACCGGGCCGCTGGAGGCCCTTTTTTATTTACAGGAGAAAAAGTATGCCTGAACCCTTGTCCGGTTCCGGCACGGCTGCGGCGCTCGGTGGGGCGACGGTATTCGGGCTGTTTACCGGAACGGATTTCGGGATTGTGTTTGGTGCATTCGCAGGGGCGCTGTTTGTGGCCACGATACCACAGCAGATTTCTGTCTGGCGTGTGGCAGCGCATTTTCTGGTGTCGTTCATTGTTGGCGTGCTGGGGGCGGATGTGATGGCGTCTTACCTGGTTGAAAAACTGAATCTCCACAGCACATCTCTCGACGCGCTTTGCGCGGTACTGGTATCGGTGGTGTCGGTGAAGATTCTCTCATTCATCCACCAGCAGGATATCGCATCGCTGGTATCCGGGCTGTTCTCCCGTCTGCGGGGTGGAGGCGGTAATGTTAAGTAACCTTCCCGGATTACTGAATGTGGTGTTAAGCACGGTTATCGTGCTGACGCTCTTTTTTTATCGTCGTGGTGAGTCGAGACACAAACCGCTGATGTCATGGCTGGCCTGGCTGCTGATGCTGCTTTATGCCCTTGTGCCCCTCAGCTATCTGTGCGGTCGTCCGTTAGTAACGGGCTGGCTGGAAGTGTTTTTTAATCTCTTGTTCTGCGTGCTGGTAATACGCGCACGCGGGAACGTCACAAAAATCTTTCCATTGTTGAGGTGAATATGTCGGGTAAATTCAGATTCAGCCGTCGCAGTGAAAAAAATCTGGAGGGCGTCAAACCACAGCTGGTTGCTGTCGTTCGCCGTGCGCTGGAGCTGACGGAGGTTGATTTCGGTATTACGGAAGGCCTGCGCAGTAAGTATCGCCAGAAACAGCTGGTTGCAGAAGGTAAGAGCCAGACCATGAACAGCCGCCACCTGACCGGTGATGCGGTGGATGTTGTGGCCTACGTTGGCAGCCAGGTGTCATGGGACTGGCCTCTGTACGAGAAAATCGCGCAGGCATTTAAGCAGGCTGCCGCAGAGCTGGGGACTGCCATCGAATGGGGCGGGGACTGGAAAACACTGAAAGACGGGCCTCACTTTCAGTTGAAACGCTGATAACCAGGTGTGTTATGAGCAGAAAACACTGGACGCACAGAATGCCGCGAACGGCGGCGAAATGGGCACTGGTAGCGATACTGGTGCCTTTTTTTCTGGTGGGATGCGTCAGTCTGGATAAGGCGCGCCAGCTTTTCGATACAGCTTCTCAGGTCTGTGAAATTGTCGACGGTGTTCGGCAGTGCCTGCAGAACTGATCACCTGTAAGGGCAGAATATTTCGCTGAAAAATGAAAGGGCGCCATTGTCTAGGAGGCATGAAATTCTGTTATCTAATCTGGTTGATATATGAATGTGGGGGATGCTCTTCTCCCCCACTGAAGGTTAGCCTACCTTACGGTATGGATACACATTTTTAATGAATTGGTGAAAATACTGGCCTTTTGAACTGGCATTCATAAGACCCTGATAGATCCTGGATGGAACACCAGAGTATTGATAGATACCTCCATTGTGAAAGGCTATTTCCAGTGTGAGAGTTGCTGAATCATACCCAACTGACTGGAGATTTGATGATGAAACATAATTACGAATCAAAACAATATCCTCATATTGCGGGGAAAAGTCCCAATGAAATTATTGATATATTTCGGCGTTATAACTTTGTCGATGATCATGGTCATCGTCTTGAAATGTGCCAGGACTTCATTGACTTAGTTAATGCGAAATCACAACAACATCAGGATGGTTAGGCATTACAGCAGCTCTTCTGTGAGGGGCTGCGATAATGCCAAAGCTCGTCATCGGCACCCGCCGCGCACCCAGCGCACTGGCCGATAGCGGGCTTTTTTATTCATAAAGCGAGGCTGTATGAGCGAGAAATTTTTATGCGTCCATCCGTAAGGGCAGAGCGAAAGGTGAAGCCGAGCTACGGGCGGCATTGTTTAAGCTTGCCAGAAAAGGGGATGCCTTTGCCCTGCGCGAACTACTCAGGGTGGATAAAAATCAGGACTAACTGATGAGCAGACCGGACTGGGGGGCGTTGCAGCAGGAGTATATTGCTGAATACACCCGCTACGGTATATCTCCGGTGGCATGGTGTGAAGCAAGGGGACTGAATTACGCAACAGCCCGTCGTTACATCAAAAAACCTCCGAAAAATGCGCAGACAGAAATGTGCAAAACTGCGCAAAAAAGTGCGCAGAAAAAATCTGCGCAGACTGCGCAAAAGCGGAACGGAAAATCTCAGATAAAAAAGTCAGTATCCGATGCGCGCCTGAATGAGGGCGACGCAGAGAAAATTTCATTCTGTCCCGATGAATTCGGCATTTCTGACCAGCAGGCTAAGTTTGCGATGCTGGTTGCACAGGGGAGAAAACTCGTTGAGGCATATCGCCTGGCAGGATACGAGTCAGAGGGGAATGCGGCCTACGTCACTGCCAGCCAGCTCCTAAGAAATCCTAAGGTTTATCGTGCCATCAGCTATTTCCGCAATCAGTACCAGAAACGCTATACCGCAGACCTGGATTTACTGGTGAGTCAGTTGATGGCCATTGTCCAGGCCGACCCCAATCAGCTTGCACAATTTCGCCGTGTTAACTGCCGTTATTGCTGGGGCGAGAATCATCTCTACCAGTGGCGTGATATTGCAGAATTCGATAAGGCAGCGGCACAGGCCTCCAGAGATGGCAAACCCGAGCCGGAATATGGAGGCCTCGGCTTTGTTGATAACGCCATACCCAATCCGGACTGCCCGAAGTGCTGCGGTGAGGGAACGGGGCAGCTTTATATGGCTGATACCACTCTGCTTGATGGGGATGCGCGGCAATTATATGCAGGGGCAAAGCTCGGGAAATTTGGTGTTGAGATCCTGCTGGAGGATAAGGCTGCCGCCCGGCGCGAACTTATCAAGCTGATAATGGCGACGAAAGGAAGTTCTGCTGGTGGTGCAACTGACAGTCGCAATGATCTGGAGCTTGAAGGACTGAGGCTTCGCAACGAAAAGCTGCGCACTGAGATTGAAAACCTCAAAAAAGGCGTGGGTGGTGAGAATAACGAAATAATTATCCACAACTCTTTGCCGATGCCGGGAGTGGATAATGTCGATTGAAATCTACCTCCCAAAACCTCATGAGGGGCAAATAGCTGCATGGACGGCGGCAATAGAGGAACGCTTCCACGCGGTATGCTGTGGTCGTCGCTGGGGTAAAACGGTGATGCTGGTGAACATCGCTACCAGTTTCGCTACGCGGAAATTTGCCGTTCCTACCACCGGGCAACTTATCGCGGGTAGGGTGGGGATTTTTACCGCGCAATACCGCCAGTACCAGGAAATCTGGGATGAAATTAGCGCCGTTCTGCAACCGCTGATCCTCAGTCAGTCAAAAAATGAAAAGCGCATCATTCTCCGTAATGGGGGGCGCATCGACTTTTGGGTAACGGACAATAACAAACTGGCCGGGCGTGGGCGTAAATATCACGCTGTGCTGATTGATGAGGCCGCATTCACTAAATCGCCGGAAATGCTCGAGGAAATCTGGCCCCGCGCTATACGCCCGACGCTTGTCGATTACCGCGGCTGTGCGTGGGTATTTTCCACACCAAACGGCATCGACGAGAGCAATTTTTTCTACGCGATATGCCACGATGAATCCCTGGGATTTGTCATGCACCATGCGCCAACTTCGTCGAATCCGTACATTCCGAAAGAAGAACTGGAGGAAACGGAGAAGAAATCCGATCCGCGCGTCTGGCAGCAGGAATATCTTGCCGAGTTCGTGGACTGGTCCAAAGATGCGTTACTCGATGTCGATAAGCTGCTGGTGGACGGTCAGCCGGTTGAGATGCCGCCGCACTGCGACATGATTTTCGCAGTGATGGATACGGCGTTGAAAGGCGGGACCGAAAATGATGGTACTGGCGTGGTGTATTTCGCTTATGAGTCAACGTATTCGGACGAGCCAAAACTGACGATTATTGACTGGGATGTGACGCAAATTAAAGCGTCATTGCTTCCTGAATATATCCCCGGCGTTTATGACAACCTCGAGCGCCTCGCGAAATTATGCCGTCCGCGTCTGGGCAGCCAGGGAATTTTTATGGAAGACGCCGCGATGGGGGCAATCCTCACCCAGAAGGCGGAAACCGAAGGCTGGGATATGACGCCGATTAAATCGGCACTGACCAGCAAAGGTAAAGACGAACGGGCGGTGATGGCATCCAGCTACCACTATCAGGGGATGTGCAAAATCGTCCGGGAGGCTTACGACAAGACCGTTTCATTCAAACGTACCACCGCAAACCACCTCATTAAACAAATCGCCGGGTTCCACCTGGCAGACAAAGACGCGCATAAACGTGCTGATGACCTTTTCGATTGTTATACCTATGGATTGATTATCGCGCACGGTAATTACGCGGCGTTGTAAAAAATCAGGATATTTTTGATGGCAGAGATCGAGATTACTGGCGGCCTCGGTTCAGCACTGATGCATATTCTTGAGGCTGAAGAAATTCAGCCGGGAACCGACATTGGCTATGAATTGTGTAAGCAGCTGTGGCAATTCCATCCTCTGGGCGGAAAACTTGTCGAAAAACCCATACTGATGGCGATGTGTAAGCCGCGCCAGTATAACGTGGAGACAGACCCTGACGAGAGGGTTGTGAGGCGTTTTCAGGAGGTATGGGAACGCATGAAGGTCAACGAGAAGATTAAAAATCTGTTTTTTCTGTCTCGTTGCTACGGTGCTGCAGCGATCGGCGTGGGCACCGACAGCGTTCCATGTCGTGAACCGCTTCCGACGTTCGGACTGACAGAAGATGACGTGTATATCAACGCGTGGGACCCGTTGAACGCTTCCGGTTCGATGGTGACTGACCAGAACCCCAACAGCCCGTTTTTCCAGGAAGCCAATAAAAAACTGAAGATTGGTGGGAAAGACTGGCATCCGTCACGCACACTGAAAATCTTCAACGGCACACCGATTTATCTGGAGTTTCAGAGTTCATCGTTCGGATTCACCGGACGAAGTGTGTTTCAGCGCGTTCTTTATTCCCTGAAATCCTATATCAACACGATGGAGGCGAATGATCTCGTCAGCCAGAAGGCGGGCGTACTGGTAGCTAAAGTTGTGCAGTACGGTTCGAAACTTGACGGGATCATGGCTGCCGCCACGGGACGAAAAAGGGAAAACGTCAAAGAGGCAAAAAATAAAGGTGTGCTTAGTATCGGGAAGGATGAGGACGTTACCTCGCTGAATCTACAAAACATCGATGGTGCGCTAAACGCTGCACGCGACAATATTATTTCCGATATTGCGTCAGGGAGTGACGTTCCGGCGATCCTCATTAAAGAGGAAGCCTTTTCGAATGGTTTCGGTGAGGGGACCGAAGATTCGAAAGCCATCAGCCAGTATATCGATGGTGTACGCCAGCAGATTGAACCTGTGATGGATTATTTCGAGCGCCTGGTGCAGTACATCGCCTGGAACGAGGAATTTTATCAGTCGCTGAAAAATGATTACCCGGACATCATAACTGATGACTATAAAACCACGTTTTACCAGTGGCGACGTGAATTTACCGCGACATGGCAGGAGCTGGTGGAGGAGTCGCCGGACAAACGCCGGGAAAGCGACAGTAAAGTGATTCAACAGGCGATAGCACTTTTCTCTGCCGTGTCGCCACAGGTTGATCCTGAAAACCGTGCCGCCGTCACTGAATGGCTGGCAAGCCTTGTTAATGCCACGCAAACCTATGGCGAAGCTCCACTCATCATTGATGTGGACGCGCTGGCGAATTATGAACCACCGAAGCAGGAGACGCCTGATGGCAATTTCCAGCCGGGCGGTGAGGAAGAAGAAACGGATCAGGACGCTATATGAGGTTCTGACGGATGCCGTTAACTACTACGTAAATCACGGGTGGGATAGCGAAAAATCATTGCTCGAATGGTGCCGGAAACTCCGTGTAGCCGCTCAGCGAGAAACCCCTGATGATACCGTAGCCAGAAAACACCTCACCGCTATCTACAGCCGTCTTGTCATCGACGGCGGGGCATTACGGGATCAGCCTCCTGACGGCCCTAAAAAAATCACTGTTGAAAAACTGAAACCTGAGTTTCGCAAGGAACTCGACAGGCGAATTTTCGCCAGTGCCAACCTGATAAAACTCAACCGCGAACAGGCTATCGAGAAAACCATACAGCGTTTTCAGGGATGGGTTACGTCCATTCCGCCTGACGGGGTGAGCGAAATTGATCGCCGGGAAGTGAAGTCCGGTTTTCAGAAGTCCGTGAAGGATATGGATTTTATCAGTCGCCGGGTGGCAATTGACCAGGGACATAAGCTGGCGAGCAACGTTAAGTATCTGCTGGCTGTTCAGAGTGGTGCGATTGCTCTGCGCTGGCATTCTAACTGGCGGCGTCCGGGCTACAAATACCGACAGGACCACAAAGAGCGCGACGAGAAAATTTATCTCCTCCGCGATTCGTGGGCGCTGGAGCAGGGGCTGATTAAGCCCGTATATGGTTTTTATGACGAAATCACTGCTGCCGGGGAGGAGGTTTATTGCAGTTGCGATGCACTGCCGATCTACGCCCCTCAGAAACTACCCGACGAATTTTTAACGGAGAAGGGCAAACGTGAGTTTAACCGAGCTTGAAGTGGCAGAACGCATCAGGGACGGAACCGTACCGTCTCCGGTGAAATTCTCCAACATGTGGCTGGTGAATTTGCGAATAACCGGAACCGGGCTTGCCTATCGCGCCGGGCTGAAAGAGCACGTCTGGCGTGATCCAAAGCTCTATCTGAACGAGGAGTTTTTAAGGCGATGCTATGGCCTTCCGGTTATCGCAAACCATCCTGACGACGCAGTTCTGACGGAGGAGGACTTTAAATCGCGGATCGTCGGTAGCGTCATGCTGCCGTATATCCGGGGTGATGAGGTATGGGCGGTGTGCCGCGTTTACCTCCAGAGCATTGTTGAAGAAATCACTGAGGGGGATGTTTCGACAAGCCCGTCGGTGGTGTTCAACAGCACATCAGGAAATGTGGAAGTACAGGAAGGTGACACCAATTTTTTAATCGAAGGCGTTCCTTTCCTTGTTGATCACATCGCCCTGGTGACGAAAGCCCACGGCTCGCTGGGCGTGTGGGATAAAGACCGGATCCCCGCAGGGGTTGAAGTGACAAATACAGGTGAAATTGAGATGGAAAAAGAAGAACTCCAGGCCCTGTTACAGGGGGTGGTGAACGATGCCCTGAGCGGCATTAATCAGAAAATCGATGGAGTAGTCACGCGCATGGACTCACTGGAACAGCGGGACAAAGCGCGGGCGGATGCCGAAGAGCAGGCGAAAAAAGAGGCCGAAGAAAAGGCCAAAGCCGATGAAGCCGCAGAGGAACAGCGTAAAGCTGATGAAGCTGCGGCAAAGGAGGCGGAAGAAAAAGCCAAAGCTGACGAGGCTGCAGCCAAAGATGCTGAGGAGAAAGCAAAGGCTGATTCCGAAGCAGAAGAACAGCGTAAGGCCGACGAGGAGGCAGAAAAAGAACGCAATGACTCAGCCCTGGCAGAAGCACAGGCAAAAGCCGACTCCGCATTCAGTGCCTGCGGTAAAAACGCGCCAGCACCGTTTTCTGGTGAAAATGCGCTGGACTACCGCAAGCGTGCGCTAATCGCTATGCAGAAACACTCTCCGGCACATAAGGACGTCAATATTCGCGCGATTGCGGATTCTGCAACGCTGGCTGTGCTTGAGGACGCAATTTTCAGTGCCGCCCGTCAGTCCATCGAAAAAGAAATGATGAGTACGCAGGGGCAACTGCATAAACGTATCCGCAACGATGAAGCCGGACGTCGCATTACTGAATATCAGGGCGATCCGAACGTCTGGCTGAGTGCTTTCAAAATTCCGGGGCGTCGGCTGGCAAAAATTAACACTCAAGGGAGCCTGAACAATGGCTGATATTAACTTTCATCCGTTTAAAAACCGTGGAGCATTTGGTGGCCTTTTTAACGTCGAATCCCGTGGGCTGATGCAGGGGGATGCGCAGGATGATCCGGCAATTCGTCTGCAACTTTGCTCCGGTCGGCTGGACAGCAAAATCACTGAACCGGTATGGGGTGGCGTTGGAGTTATGGAGTGCATTGCTCCCGCGAAAGACAGCGTTAACGGTGCGGTAATTAAACAAGCCACGAATGACGCCTGTAACGCCTTTACTGTCTTTAATCAGGCATTTCATGGCATTACCACGCCGGATAATCCGGTGCCGTTATATCTCGCGGGTGGCTTTGTTCACTATTACCGCGTTGGCTCAGGTGCCCGCATTCCTCTCCCTGTCAGTGCAGAAGTTGTTGCGCTGGCTGATGGAAATAACACCGTTGCTGCCAGTGGTTTTGTGTGGGATCCGACGAAAAACATGGTTGATGTTTATTCGGGATCACCCGGCGCTAATCCGAAAGTGGATATTAAGCTGCTGATGGTTTCAGTTGACGGAAACCTGACGGTGAAAAAAGAGGATGGCGGTAACGTTGTCTGGGAAATCGGCAAACCGTGCGGCCTGTTTTTAATTTAAGGGGATATTAATTAATGAGCGCATTTACTCCTGCGACTACTATTGTGTCGCCGTCAATGGTGCTGCCGGAAATGATCGTGCAACAGAGCATGGCTTCCGGGGCGTTTGAAGTCCTGGCTGGTGGTGCTCCAGCGGTAAAAATCAGTTCCAGTGATTTGATGGTCTATCAGAAATATCTGCGCATGACCTCGCAGGCGCAGGTCAGCCAGTCTCTGCCGGGTCAGTTACCGTCTTCCAGTATCTCTGGCGGCTATGACGGAATGATGACTTACCGAATTTCTTCCCGCTCGCAATACAGCTATCTCGATACTGATGCAGCAGATCGCTGGGGCTATTCTCTGATTGAAGGCCTGCGCCTGGCTAACCGTCAGGGACACGCTCAAATGTTGCGTAATATGCTGCTGCATGGCGTGAATGCAGCTAATAACGAGGGGATCACCAACTCCCCGAACGCAGTGACGCTGAATCTGGGCAACGACAGCAAAGGGAATGATTCATATACCACTTGGGATTCCGGTGAGATGGCTAAATTTATGCTTGGCCTGATTGCTGACCAGAAAACCCGCATGTTGCTGCTGGGGCAGCCATTAACGACTGTTATTCTGAGCCCACAGCGATTCATGAAGGCGCTGGAGTGGACAGGAATTGTTGAGCTGACCAGTTACCAGCGTCCTGGTGGTGGTACCGGAACGGTGGGAACGATGGTTAAAGAAGTCGCCGATAAGGCGACAGGCGACGACATCATTTTCTGCCAGGACGACACGCTGATCGGTAAAGGCGCTGGTGGTAATGACCTGATCATCGTTACGAACCCGACGATTGAGGTTCCGGAAGCGCGTCACACCATTAACACCAATATTTTCTCCACGCTGGTACCTAACCAGCAGGCCGTCAACGTGATGTTCTGTGATATGGCAGCGCCGACGGAAATTCCGTCCCCTATGCCGGATGGCGGCCTGACCACGTTGTATACCATGCGCGCGACGCCGGGCTGGAACTTCCGCCCTGAGGGGATCACCCTGTTGTCTGCCAAATACGCATAAACGTTCAATCTGATAATGCGGGGAGCTAAATGCTCCCCTTTTTTGTGGGAAAAATTTATGAAGCTCTACATCGCTAACTGCTCACGTCAGCCGCACACGTTCAACTACAAACTCCCCGAAAAAACGCAGTCGTTCGGTGTGACAATTCCGTCCGGACGTCAGCATATGATCGAAAATCAGTCCGATATTATCGACCACATCATCCGACAGCATGAGCCTTACGGATTCCAGCGTTGTGACAAGGTGGACAAGAATTTTTCCGGTATCTGCTATTCCATCGATAAACCTGTGAGCGTCGGTCGCATTGAGGATTGCGCGGAGCAGAAAACGGAAAATCTGGAATCCCTGTCAGAAGAAATTCTTGCAGCCAGCGCCGTATCGCTGAATAACGCAGTGGATCAGGCAGTGATTCAAAGTGGCGAAAAACCTCAACCGGGTGGTATTGAAATGGAAATCACCGGGGAAGCGATTAACACTGAACAGGAAAATCCGCCCAGCACAAAGCGAAATATTAAGGTTAAAAAATAATGACCTTGCGTCCGTCACTGGAGGGATTTATTCGCTTTGTTCGTGACGACATGAAAGTACCGGTTCACGCTATTGCTGACGATGATCCGACGCTGGAATGTTGCTTTCAGTCTGCGATGGAGCTAATCCCTCACGATCAGGGGCTGGAGCGTTTACCCATCATCTATGTGCGAACGGTTTATAACGCTGCCGCCTCATTTCTCCTGAATTTCGCTCCCGGCTCGTGGTTTGCCGACCTGAGAAAAAAACTCAACCTTGGGAAACTGGCTACCGGGCTTGTCAGCGCGGCAGCAGACCAGGGGACATCTGGTTCGATCACCATCAGCGACGCGCTGAGTAATCTGTCTTTGCTGGATTTGCAGATGTTACAGGATCCGTATGGACGACAGGTTGTTGCGGTGCTGATGCAGATGGGCACGGTATGGGGTTACACGCCATGAAACTTTGTTTTGGGGTTATCGACCAGCCGTATGACTACGGCGACGAACCGGGAAAAACCACGTTTGACGTGGCCTGTGACCTCGAGGAGCGATACGAAATTTTTACGCACTTCTGGGAAATGCATAAGGACGAGATTATCCAGGAGGCAGGTACTGAACTGGCGTACCAGTTGGTCAATCACTTCAAGTATAAGGCTCCACTACCTGGCGAGCATTTTCTGGAAGGGACCGGGAAGATTTTCCATATTTTTCTTGAAACTGAAGAAATGGCCGGGATGACGATTAACGGAAACCCTGTGCCAACTCAGGCCGCGCTACTGGGCGTTAACTCCAGGCTTAAGGACAAATATACCGGAGAGCGGCGTCCGTCATTCATAGACGGCGGCCTGTTTAAGGGCAGCTTTATAGCGTGGATAGATAATAATGCCGAGTCTTGAGGAATTAGCCGAACAGCACAGTTCGCAGCTCTCGTCCGTTCTTAAATCCGCAGTTGAAACCATCTCGTCAGACCAGGAAATCACGTTCAGGCTCTATGTCCGGCAGGTTCTGCCGCTGGATGGCTTTGTCTATTGGGTTTATGCGGAAATCATCAGTTGCGATGAACTGTGTCGCCTGAATATTGAGTCACCAACTCGTCTGAAAATCAAAGGCAGCCTGCATCGTCAGGTTATTGCGATTCAGGACGAGTCTGTCTCGAAGGATGTGAACAACATTATTTTCACGCCTGTTCAGCAGGTTGATGATTTTAATGTGGAAAATCCCGATGCGATCTATCTCGGTGAGTACGGAGGCGTCCAGTTCGCTTTTTCACGAATGGAGAGCCGTTATCAGCAGTCGGGTATTTTTCATTATCGCGGCATGGCGATTTTGCCAACCATGCGTTCCCAGATTATCGACTGCGAGGAGGATATCAGCGACGAGCAGATCATCTCCAACAGCATCCCGATCTGGCTGCAAATGAAAGATGCCGCGACCGTGTATCCGTCTTACCTGGTACCGCAGAACCTTCGCCCACCGTATATCGCGGTGGATGTTCGCAACAGTATTCCATTGCAGGTGGCTCCCGTTGTTTTCGGCGGTGAGCGGTTTCAGCTCGTCCAGGATTCGGTTCGCCTGACGCTTTACGGATTCAGCAACAAAATGGCGCTGGATCTTGTCGACTCGGTGGTGAACAGGGCGCTGGAGGAGGAAAAGTTTGGTGTAACCAATATTCCGGTGGTTCAGGACGCAAAGTCGGGACAGGTTGAAATCAACGCTCTGGCGAAGAAAAAGATTGTCGATTTTGACGTGAATTACTACCAGAGCACCGCCCGGAAAATATCCCGGCAGTTGATTGAAAAAGTTATTTGTAAATATGAGGTTAAATAATGGGGTTTAATATCGTCACGGTGAATGTGTCCCAGACCATCGGGGCCATTCCCTCGAATTTGCAGCAGATGTCTGCGGTTCTCTCGTTTGGCTCCACGACTCATGAGTCGGGAAAGCCTGTATTACTCACCCGTAATCAGGATATTAACGATCTGGTAAGAAATCCGATTGCTGCGTTGTCGGCGGCTGCCGCAGGAAAATCTGCGGCAAACGTCACCGTTACGATGACGCTTCCGGAAGGGAGCAACATCCGACGCGAAAACAGTTCTGAGGTGAAAATTGTTGTTTCCGGGTGTTCGCCCGACGCGTGGAATGGCGAATATACTGCTACCGTCACGGATGAAAAAACACTGACCTGGACGATTGCTGATTCTCAGCTTTCCGGTTCGCCAGTGACACTGGGGCAGTTTTCCATTGTTGGCAGTGAAAATCTGGTGACGGCAGTAAACACGTTTTTTGCCCAGGGAAATTCAGTGGGGATTTACCTGCTGGAGCTGGGAGCACAGAAAGGCGGAGTCAGTAAGGAAATCGCTGCACTGAAAGCTTATATGGAAGATCCGCTCCTGCGTTTTTATGCGTATCTGGTGCCGCAGCCGTGGGATGGTGACGCAGAGTTTATCAGTCTGGCAAAACTCCACACCGCAAACGAAGCGATGCAGTATTTTTTCGTGCTGACGAAAACGCCGGACGACACGAATTACGTTTCGCCTTATGCCGGTATTAAGTCGGTTATTGCAACGGCGGATGATACGTACCCGGCGACAAACGCGGCAGCAGCCGTAATGTGGAACTATGTTTCCGCATCACCTTCAGAAATCAACAAGGTGCCGCCGATGGCATTTCGCTATCTACAGGCGGTAAACGCCCACAAGGGCAAAAATTCAATTCTGGTCACGATGACAAAGCAGAATATTAACTACGTCGACACGGGGGCTGAGGGGGGAATTTCCAACACGATTCTGGTGAAAGGCGTTACCAGTGACGGTAACGATATGACGTACTGGTATTCCGTGGACTGGGTGCAGATTAACGTCGATATGCAGCTCGCCAACACGGTGATCAACGGTAGCAATAACCCAATTAACCCGCTTTACTACAACCAGGACGGGATCGACCGTCTACAGCAGGTCGCACAGGCGGTGTTCAATACGGGCGTATCTTACGGCCTGGTCAACGGTCAGCCTGTCGTCGATGCAGTGCCTTTCCGCCAGTATATCAACACTAATCCGAATGATTACGGTATCGGGCGTTATGCGGGCCTTTCGGCCTCCTATACGCCGATGCGCGGATTTGTCGAAATCATTTTTAACATCAATGTGACAATGCAGCTTTCGTGAGGGACTGAACCGTGCCTAATCCAATGATCCCCGTTGGCACCCTTAACCGGGTTCGCGCCAGCGTTAAATTCACCTCTCATTCCGAACTGAATGTGTCCGCCTCATTTCTGGCAAAAGAAGGCGTCGAATTGTCCTTTCAGGGCAATATCACGGAGTTTTTACCCGCTATGACGGGAGCCGTGCAGTCGCCGCAGCCATACATGATTTTACAGGCGCGTGTTCATCTGCTGCGTAGCCAGGCGCTGGGAAAACAATTCAAGGCGCAATGGGAAAAAAACGCCACGATCGGCGACGCAAAAGTGTATAGCGACAGCACGGTATTCGGTGACTTCGATATCTATAACACGGCGATCACCAACGTGCAGGATATGACCTTCGCCGGGGGCGAGCCGGGTGTGGCCATCACCATTACCGGTACGTATTACATCAACTCTGAAATGTGGGATCTGGTATGAAAATCTCCCGAAATCTGAATCTGATTATTCCTGTCCGGACAGAAAAGGGTAATGGCTGGATCCATGCCACGCCGATCAGCAAAGAGGTGTTTAAAGAGCATTTCTTCATTCTGAGTAAAACTTTTTCTGCCATTTTCTCCGAAGGTCTTGGCGTCGTTGCCGGGCCGCGCGTTGCTTTTCTGATGCTGGAGCGGATCTCGCGTGATTCCGGTATCTGGGACGATGATAAGGGAGTTCGTAATACGCTGGTGAACGAAATAATTCGCCTGGCAAACCTTGTTTATCCGGTGGAGGGCAAAGGTTACGACACAATCCCTCTTGATATGGCGCTGGAGCGTGAAATCGTTGAGCTGGATGATGTTGCGGGTGAACTCGTTTTTTTTACATGCGTCTCGTCAATAAATTCGCCGGAGCAGGCGAAAGGGACTCTGGATGTGGTCAATGGAATCTGGAGCACTCAATACTCATCCTTGAATCTTACGGACTGGATTGCTTCCTTGCCGACATTGAAGTCTGCCGCCAGTTCTGGCGCGACGGTGAACACATCATCAGCGACATCCTCGACTACTCAGCCGGAGCCGGATTCAGAGACATCTGTGCAGATTCCGGTTTGAATGTAAAAACAGCAGCTCAGTTTCGTGAGCTGCTCAAACTCAAAAATCCCGCAGGAGTATTGTGATGGCTGGTAACCAGATGCCAGTTCTGACGCTGGACGTTAATGAAGAACACCTCAAGCGGCTTGAGGCGATATTTGAAAAGTATCGCAACGGACTGATGATTGGCCCTGCCGGGACACCGCTTAAAATACCTTCAAATACAGGTCAGGGAGGTGGCGCCCGGCAGATAACCACAGGCGGAGAAGCCAATCAGGCTCCCAGAAAACCATCTTCACCTGCGCCCACCGATGGACGTTTAAGGGATGAAAAAGGGCGCTTTGTCGGTAGCGGAAAAACACCTGATTCGCTGGTGAGCAACTATAAAGGTCGCGGCGAAACGATGTTTGATAAGTATCTCAGTAGTCTGGGTAAAAACGCCAAACAGACGCTGAAAACTTACAAGCAGATCAATTCTACGCTACGGACGACCACTTCGAGATTAAACAACCTGTTTAAAACCACCGTATCGTGGGGGACAAAACTTGCGGTTATGGGCGTTGCCGGGCCGTTCGGCTTTGGCATGATGGCTCGTAATGTTGTAGAGAAACAGAAAAATGCTGATGAATTGCAGGCAACGCCAGGAGAGTTAAAGGCGGCAGAAAGCACTTATTCGCCTTATTTTTCCGGTGTTGGTAATTTGCTCAATACACTGGCAGCCGCGCAAAATGACACTCAGCATCCTGCCTACAACGGGCTAATTGGATTAGGGATAAATCCTAAAAAAGGGGCAGCAGAAAATCTTCCTGTATTGTTAGAAAGAGTTGCTGCTCTTGCAAAGGAGTATGAGGGAACCGGACTTACTCAGAGCATGCTCAGGGGGCGTGGCCTTGGATGGGTAAATTTTGGTATTGCTAACCAGTTAGTCAAATATCAGGACAAAATACCTGAACTCAACAAAGAGTTTTTATCGCGAGCTTCTCAGAATGACTCGTTGCTCACCTCTGGACATACAAGCCAGTATCAGAATCTTACCAGCAACTTAGAAAATAACTGGGATCAACTTACCAGCGGATTTCAGGGGGCAATGTCGGGTAACTCTGTACAGTTAATTAGAATATCTAATGGTGTAAAGAATGCTGGTCTAAATTTCCTTAACGGTGAGAACTTTAAAAGAATTTTGACTGATGTTGAAACAGGTCTGGATAAACTTGGTAAGTATGTAAATGGCCCGGATTTTAATAACGACCTGAATAATTTTGCCGAAAATGTTGCAAAGGTTGTTAAGGCACTTAGCGGGTTTGTTGGTTTTGCGGTTGAACATCCCTGGCTTTTTGGGGCCGCAGTACTTGCTGGACCATCGAGAGTTGGTGCTGTGGCCGCCACAACGACCGGAGTTGCCGCCCGTGTTGTTGGTGGAAGTCTTCTTGGGGCTACAGCCGGAACAGTAGCTGGATTGGCTATTCCTACAAATGACACACCTACCACCAGTGAGGAAATGAAAGGGCTGGAGGGGCGTTTCAACTTTGATTATTTTAACGAAGTGCAGGAGTGGCAAAAAAACAATCCGGGTAAGGTCTGGCCTGGAGGATTGCAGGGATTTTCAAATCAAGTAAACAGATCTGCATATTTATCCAGAGGGATCAGGAATAACAATCCCGGAAATCTTAATTTCGCAGGACAAAAAGGGGCTACCCTGGAATCGGGGCCAAATGCCCGTTTTGCCAGCTTCCCGACGATGCTGGAAGGCATTGCTGCCTTAGATCGGCAGGTAATGCTATACCTGAAACGCGGCAAAAATACGATTGATCAGATTATTGATATTTATGCCCCTTCATCTGATGGAAATAACACATCGTCCTATAAAAGCTATCTCTCTCAGTACACCGGATTAGGTGTTAAGGAGAAAATCGATGGTTCTAATTTTGAGATAATGAGAAAGCTAATTCAGGGCATTATTAACCATGAAAATGGGGACGCCGCTCGTGCAGTAAGTGGCGATGATGTGATGCGGGCGCTGGCAATGAACCGGGGGAACGTATATTCACCAAATAATACTTCTCAGGTAATCAGGCTCGACGTTCAACAAAAACCAGGTTCCGACATACTGGCACAACTCGCCGGAATGCAACAAATATCGGGGTAAACCATGTCACTTAATTACTTTGGACAAGCTTTCAAACTGGCGTTTGAAGTATCGCCCATTCTTTTAGTTGATGGCATAGCGTCGAAAATTCCCGGCGGGGTGATGCCGATTGCTGTTTTGACCGAAGGCCTAAGCATTGTGAACGGTCTGCTGCATGGCGAGATTCGTACACGCTCGATGGCGGCATTTACCCCGATGGCGGGGACAACGTTGGTTCAGCAGGATATTTGCAACCTGAATTTCTATAACCAGGTAACGGCAGCGAATGCGACCGTCAAGAAGCCTAACCGGGTAGTCATGCAGATGATCCGTCCGGCATCAACGGAGGACGGTGGCTACATCACTAAGGGGATGACATTCACGGCGCTGAAAATGGCGCTCGATATGCATAACCAGTATGGCGGTTGTTACACCGTAATGACGCCATCTTTCATCTACACGCGCTGTCTGATGCGGTCGTTTATCGATACATCCGGTTTCTCTGAGCAGAACAAGCAGGTTCAGTACACCTGGCAGATTGAGTTTGAGCAACCATTGTCGTCTGTCGAACAAACGGTAAAAACGCTGGCGAGCGTTCTGGATAAATTTGATAAAGGGATGCCGTCAGACGGGGCGCTATCGTGGTCAGGTATTAAGAACCAGGTCGTGCAGGAGTTTGGTTTTGGCTTATGACAACGTTAATTCCTTTCAAACCTGACGGGCGAGGACCATTTCAGTTCACGGCCAGAATCGGAGAATATGAAACATTCGCCCGCGTTCCGTTTAATCTGTATGCAAATCGTTACTACCTGGAACTGAAAGACAGTTCAGGCGACGTGATTGTATACATGCCTTTGATCGCGTCACCTGACAGTTACGACATCAATCTGGCGCTGCCTTGCTCACCGGGGAAACTTGTTTTTCGCGAAAGTACGAATCAGTTTGAGGTTTCGTAATGCGTTATTACCGACTGGAAATTATTAATCCTAAAACAGGCAAGCCGCCAGTGGATAGCAATGGAAAACCCATTGGACCTTTTGATACCAATGAAACACCAGGATGTGGGTTGCATGTTGAATTTGACTTTGAAGTAACCGGCCTGGATGTAGTCTGTTCGGGTACGATGCTGACGATCTATGGATTACCAATTGACATGCTGAAGCAAAGCGTAAGTTTGCAGGGTTGTCTGGTACGTATGAAAGCAGGCTTTGTTCAGGGGTTACCACTGGCAAATAAGGATCAACAGGGGGAGGTAATCTATGGTGAAATTTATCTGGCCTATGCCAACTGGATCGGCACGAACCAGACTTTAAACCTGGTAATAAATCCAAGCATACGCAAAACCGATGACGGTAAACCTTTTTCAATTGAGGGGCAGGGGGAAGCAGGGGAAAGGGTGGGCGATGTTTTAGTCCGCGCTTTGCAAAAAGCATATCCCAATAAACTTATTGATTGCACAGTCAGCGACAACCTGGTTTTGCCAGAGCCGTGGACGGGCAAATATACGGAGATTGGTTCGCTGGCTATGGTCGTAAAAAACGCCTCTATTGCGATGATGCGTAATGAAAGGTATAGCGGAATCGCCATCAGTATTCTTTCCGACAGAATACGAATCTACGATAACGCATCGGCAAAGTGGGGTGAGCCAAAAACAATTCATGCCCATGAACTGGTCGGGCAGCCGACATGGATAGCGCCGTTTACCGTCAGTTTCAAATGCCCTATGAGAGGCGATATCAGATGTGGTGATGTGATTAAACTGCCGGAGGGGCTATATTCTGGCGCTGCGTCGATTGTGATGGCTAATACAACGGTACCCAGCGTTATCGCAAAAAATTCGACCACGTTCACCGGGAAATTTCTTGTGAAATCAGTCAGACACATTGGTTCGTATCTGACAGCCGATGGCGATGCCTGGGTGACGGTATTTGAGGCATATGCTGAGAACTGGGCGAGGGTGTAATGTCAAACGCTCAAAAATTACCGTTTCTCCGAACACTGTCGGAGATGATGACCAGTTCTGGTAACCAGCAAGCCGAGCTTAAAGGCCGCGAATTGCCCTGCCATGTTGTCGGTGTCAGCGGGCAGATAGTGACAGTTCAGTTTGATATGCTGCCGGAGGGGATCAACTTTCCGCAGATAACAATCCCTGTCGCCACATTCCCGTATATTCGTTACCCGATACAGCCGGGCGATCGAGGAGTAACAATTGCCGCTGATGTATCCCTGCGCGGTGTGTCCGGATTGGGAACCGGTATGGCGACGCTCTCTTACTCGATGTCGCTCACTCCACTGTTTTTCGTGCCACTGGCAAACAAGGACTGGTCCGACGAAGATCCGCAAAAAATCGTTTTGTACGGTCCGGATGGCGCGATCCTCAAAACAGAGGACGGCAGTAGCTCGGTAACGGTGGCACCGGAAGAAATCAGGCAAAAGTCGAAAGCTGTTTACCTCGAGGCCGAAGATATTTTCCTGAACGGGAAAATTCACCTCAACGGTCCAATCGTCCAGGACAAAGCCCAGATGAAGGATACAACCGCTTCGCTGATTGGCCCGCTTACTGTGCAAAATGACGCGGTGATAAAAGGTGTCAGTGCCAGCGGCCACAGCCACGATGTGACTGGCGTTCAAAGCGGCGGCAGCACGATCACGTCGAAGCAACCAAATCAGGGTTAATTCCGGTTCATTTCACTTTAAATTCTATCTCATAAAGCGAAAGCCCCGGCTGCTGGAACAGTTCGGGGCTTTTTGTTTCTGACCTTGAATAAGGCAAGGAGAAGTCGTGTTTGATTTTAGCAAACTGATTCGGGAGATTCGAGTTATGGCTGAAAAATTATCCACTTGGAAGTTTTTGCTTATTTGGTTGGTCTTTCTGATTCTGGCGTCTGGTTATTTTGTTGGCCAGATCCGATGGTGGTGAGGGCACGATGAGAACATGGGGCCGCGTCACCGACGCGAACGGCAACAAAAAATGGGTTGCAGTAGAATCTGACGCCAACGGTGATTTCTCCTACGGCTGGTTGACGACGCTCATTCAGACGTTAAAGCTGGGATTGGGGGAGTCGCCGTTTTACGCGAATTACGGTATTCCTGCGCAGCAGTGCATCGTGCAGCAGATTTACCCAGACTACTATGTGAACATGGTTCAGCAACAGTTTGCCGGGTATTTTGCATCGCTGGCAATTTCAAAGGTAGATGGGGCAGCGAACCCCACCTATAACATCGATGTTGTGTTTTTTAATGGGACCAGTTACCGGGCGCAGGTGCCGGTATGAATCACAGTTTTATGATAAAACTTTTACCTTGGTTTGGAGTGCTGTAGAGAGATATTTTAGGGGGGCGAGTAATTTTCTAAGCTGGAGCATATTGACATATATTATTTCGGATTTGCAAAATACATATTGTTACCATGGAGGAGACAAGTATGGAAAATTTTGCAAATAAGTTAAAAATACACACAGAGCATGTTGCAAAATGGGGTGTTTTGTACAACTGAAGAAACGACAAAACAAGCACTCATTATGCCATTACTAGATATTCTTGGTTTTACTCCGTATGATCCAAGAAAAGTCAAAGCTGAGTATAGTGCTGACTTCCCCGGGGTTAAGGCTAATGAACGGGTTGATTACGCTTTATTTTGTCATGATGTTCCTGTGATGTTCATTGAGGCGAAATCGTTTTCAGAACAAATTGATAATCACTGCCCACAGCTATCAAGATATTTTAATTCAACACCGGAAGTTACTATATCAGCCATTACAAATGGTGTTGAATGGCGTTTTTTTACGGATTTGAAACAAAAAAACATAATGGATTCAACGCCGTTTTTAAAAATAAGAATGGATTCTCTAACTCACTCCGATATTACACAATTATTTCGTTTTCGTTATGATAAATTCAAACCAGAGGCTTTACGGACACTGGCTGAAGAAAGTGTTTATTTGAATTCATTTACTAAAACAATCAGTTCTAGTCTTCGTGAAGTTGATCTGGAGTTTGTTCGATATGTTGCTAGTCGTTCAAATATTGAGAGACAACTTAATCAGAGATTTCTTGAGTTCGTGACTCCATTAGTTAAACAGGCCGTTGAGCGCGCTGTTAGCGCAATGGTGGTTTCCGGGCTATCTACACAACCGGTAGAGCAAACTAAAGAAAATGATGCAACGGATACACAAGTTAATAACGCCATTGTTGATGAAGAAAACCCCAACATAATAACCACAGCCAAAGAATTGGAGCTATTTGAAAGGGTAAAACAAATCATACAAACAGAAGATAATATAGAATATAAAGATACTGAGTCATATTTTGGTGTACTATTGAATGGTAAAACTAATAGATGGCTGTTAAGATTTTATGATAAAAAATCTTCATTTATAACTTTACCTATTTCGCTTAGTGAAGTTCAGTTGAATGAAATAAGACGAGCTCGACTTGATACGGATGGTAAAAGGATACATATAACTAATCCGGAAGATATACTTCGCATATCTGGTTTGATTCTGGATTCATACGAGTATGTTAAAAATGATGATAATTTCCGCCGAGGGTCCAGAGCGAGTAGTTTAGAAGAGGTTGAATAAGTAAAAAACCCGCGAAAGCGGGTTTTTTAATGGAGTAAATATGTCAGAAATACCAATTACTATGACCAGTGCGGGGGCGCAGCCTACGCCACCCAATGATTTGCTTGCAAATCTTATCATCAGAGTTGCTGAAAAAGTACCTGGATATACAGCCAACCTTCCGGCGGGGCTTATTACTGACCTTGCCAGCACGGCAGTCGGGGCGCTGGCATTAATAGACCAGGCGCGGGTGGACCTTATTAACTCCGTAAGCCCATACGGCGCAAATATTCCGTTACTGATGCAACTCGGAAACATTTATGGAGCACAGAAGGGATTAAGTACAAATACGGCGGTATACGTGGTGTTTGAGGCGTTGCCGGGGTTTGGTATCCCTAAAGGATTTGTTGTCGGTGACGGCAACTACCAGTATGCAGTTTCCCGCGATACGGTGGTGCCGGAAAGCGGGCAGACTGAGCCAGTCTACTGTGTGGCCACAACGTCAGGCTCATGGGCTGTACCGGAAGGAACCGTAACGCAGGTCATTACATCGGTACCCAAAGATCAGCCTGTAAAATGCACGAACCTTACCGCAGGGATGCCAGGTCAGGAGGCGCAAACGTGGGCATCTTACCGCGCCGAAGTCATGGAGTCCGGCATGTTTGGTGTGCAGGGAACACCGGATTGCTTTAAAGCGATGCTCAAATCAGTAAGCGGTGTGCGAGAAAACCTGATTTCTTTCCGGCAGTCGTCGCTGGGGAAATGGGTTGCGGTTGTTGGTGGCGGTGATCCGTATGATGTGGCTTATGCTATTTACAAATCTGTACCGGATATTTCGAAACTGACCAACGATGTTAGCAATCCATCTGGTGCGGCAGTGGAAAAACGCACGGTTTCAATAACCGTTTCGCCAGATGTTTATCAGGTGCCGTTCGTTATCCCGTCATCACAAAACGTCATGGTGCTAATCACCTGGAACACTGTATCTGATGATTATGTTGATCCGGCGGGTATTGCTATGGCTGTGCAGCAAAACGTTGCTGATTACATCAATTCTATTGAAGTCGGACACCCGATAAATCTGCTGCGAATCCAGGATATTTTTACCAGTTCCGTCAGATTGTTGGTTGATGCGACGTTGATCTCAACAATCAGTGTGAGCATTGGCATTAATGGCCATATTGTTCCTCCGGCAAAAGACACAAGCCTGGTTTATGGCGATACCTATTCCTATTTTTCGACGGTGGTATCACAGGTTCAAGTTAACAAGTATGCAATATCTGACTGAAAAAATTCTCCCTGCTAATCCGTTTGTGCAGTACAGAGATGATCCGAATGTTGTTGCGTTCTTTGATGCATACAATGAAATTGCTCAGGAATACCTCGATTCACTCAACAATCTGGCATTGCCATGCTGGACATCGGAATCAATAACCGGGCAATTGCTGGACTGGATTGCTCTCGGGATTTATGGCGTTGAAAGGCCTTTACTACAGGTTTCCGAGGAGGCTATTGCACGCGGCGCATACGATACCATTGAATACAATACAATCCCTTATGCGGCAATGCGGAATTATGTTCCGGGGCAGGCATCGTATGTTCCGGATGATTATTTCAAGCGAATATTAACTTGGAATTTTTATAAGGCTGACGGTTCGCATTTCTGCATTGACTGGTTAAAGCGCCGTGTGGCACGGTTCATTCATGGGAAAAACGGAATAGACCCGCCGTTGCAGCACACTTTTGATGTGAGCGTGACTGTATCGGACAGTGTTTTTTCTATTCAGATACCAGAATATGGTGATGGTATAGGCTATTTTCTGAAAGATGCCATTGACCAGAAATATGTAAAACTCCCTTTTATTTATTCCTATGCAACAACGGTGATTCAAAAATGATTCTTGGATTCGGAAATAACGTTGTTTCAGCACTGGCTGGTGATATTACGACGATTCAGACTGATATTCCGGTGATGCCGGGCACGGGAGCTAAATTTGCAAAATTGCTTTCTGCCGATTTTGAAAATAAATCGAACGGGCAACGCGTCTATGCAAAAATTACGCTTACCGATAATAAAGAGTCTGCATTTGAGATTTGTCACCTGGTATCGGTAAGCGGTGATGTGCTGAAAGTCATTCGTGGGCAGGAAGGAACAACCGCGAAAGGTTGGTCCCTTAATGACGTTGTGGCTAACTTTGCCACGCGTGGATCGGAAAACTATTTCGTACAGATAGCGCAGCTTCAGAGCGGTCATTATATTGCGGGTGTTACTGGTGGCACTGCAAACGCACTGACGCTGGAACTTCCCTCGACGTTTTTTGTTAATGGAGGTACAGATTGGACGCTACGAACTCCGATTATAGTTTTCCCCGTTCAGAACAATACCAACGCGGCGACACTTCAACTAACACTAGGCGGAAAGGTTCTTGGTACGTTCCCACTTTATAAGGGGAACAAGTCCGAGCTGGTAGCGAATGATATCATTAAGGGTATTCCTTTGATTTGCCTTCTTGATAGCGAGAAAAGTTATTTCAGTGTGATAAACCCCGGCAATATCTATTCAGATTTTGATCTGCGATATGTAAAAAAATCTGGTGATTTGATGACCGGGGAGCTGAAAATACGTGGTGTTAATGCATTGAGGATTTTTAACGAGGCTTTTGGCCTTATTTTTCGCCGTTCTGAAGAGTGCCTGCACCTTATCCCTACTAGTGAAGGTCAGGGCGAGAATGGAGATATTGGTCCCCTGCGTCCGCTCACCATTAATTTGCGGACAGGAGAGATATCCATGTCGCATAAAGTGTCTGTTGGCGGTGGTTCTCAGGTCAATGGTGCACTGGGTATCGGCGTTAAGAACGCGCTGGGCGGAAACTCAATTGCTCTCGGGGATAACGATACAGGTATAAAACAAAACGGCGACGGCATTCTGGATGTTTATGCGAATGGACAGCATGTATTTCGTTTCCGGAATGGTGTGGCGATAGCGTTAAAAAATATTCAGGCCGGAAATGCTAAAAAATTCACGTTATCCAGCACCAACAACTCCACGAAAAACGCAATGTTTAATTTATGGGGTAATTCATCCCGACCTGTAGTTGCAGAGCTTGGTGATGATTCCGGCTGGCATTTTTACAGCCAGAGAAATACCGATGGCAGTATCACATTCGCTGTAAACGGACAGATGACCCCATTAAACTATGGAAATTTCGATGCCCGTTATCAGCAGCGAAATGGCGGCGTGCAGGATGTGCGTTATGGTTCCGAAATGTATTACAAACCGGGAGGTAACCAAGTATCCTGGACATTTCGCTCACCTTCAGGCCACGGGTTATCCGGTATTAATGTGCAGGAAACCGGAAGTAATTCGGCAGATAACATCGGCGGCGTGTATTATCGACCGCTTCAGAAACTGATTAACGGCACCTGGTATAACGTGGCGAGTGTTTAACAATGTTGCATTTAAAAAATATTACTGCAGGCAATCCGAAAACCGCAGAACAATATCAGATGACAAAACAACATGGTATCACCTGGCTTTTTTCGGAGGATGACAGAAACTGGTATGAAGAGCTGAAAAATTTTGCCAGTGACACCATAAAAATGGTTTACACCGGAGACGGGCGCGTGGTGTGGGTCGGTAAGGATGTGACAGGTATTGAACCCCGTAACGCTAGTGTTATTGAAGTTCCTGATATTACCGCTAACCGCCGTATTACCGTGCCTGGTTACTGGTTTTACCGCGACGATAAATTTGTCTTCGACTACAAACTTAAAGCGGAAGATGAGCGCGATGCCCTGTTACAACGGGCCAGCATCATGACCAGCGAATGGGAAAAAGACCTGCTGCTGGGATTAATCAGCGACGAAGACAGGGAAAAACTGAAAGCGTACCGTATATACGCGAAATCGCTGCAGGCGATGGATTTCAGCACCATCGCTGATAAAAGCTCATATAACGCCATTGAATGGCCCGTCTCTCCGGAAGCCTCTTCCTGATTTAATTTATTGCGAGAAAAACTATGTCTGTAGTGATATCAGGTGCGCTGATTGATGGCGCAGGCATCCCCATGTCCGGATGCCACATAATTCTGAAATCCCGGGTAAACACGTCAGAAGTGGTGATGCGCACAGTTGCTGATGTGGTGACAGGAAACTGTGGCGAGTACTGTTTTAAGGCGCAGACCGGAAAATACTGCGTATATCTGAAACAGGACTGGCGCGACGAGTACTGTGTTGGCGACATTGCCGTATACGACGATTCAAAGCCCGGCACGCTGAACGACTTTCTGACTGCCCTTGATGAAGGCGACCTCAAACCCGACGTGGTGAAACGCTTCGAAGAAATGTTGGCGCAGGCGCAGGTCGATCGCAACGCCGAGATTTATCGTCGTCAGCGTGAGATGAAAGAGGAGCTGAGTAGTCTGGAGGATTTGAAGTCGGTTAGGGATTTCGTACCAGAATAA